ATATACGCCTTGCGTTGTTGTTTAGCTTGGTTGTCACAGCGGCGCCACCGTGACATCCAGCATAAAACGTTAAGAGGAAGCAAGAAAAACAACTGTTATAGTTATTCTAGTTGCTCTATTATAATTATATCACTCCTTTTATGTTAATTGTGTTAATCTTTCAAATATTCTTTGATTATCTGTGAAATTCGGCTGCGGCTGTATCCCACTTGGTCCGCAACCTCCTGCTGTTTTTTTTCTTCTAAGAATGTAAGTTCAAATATCTGCCGGACTGTGCTGTCCGGTATAGAGGAAATAAACTCTTCTACCTCTAACACAGCACACATTGCTGTTATCTTTCGTGATGTTTTCATCTGGATCAGCCTCTTGACATGATCCGATTCTCCAGGTTCGTCCATGTATACAGTCGGTCGTGTCTCTATGTATGGAAACTCGGGGCTTGATCCTCTTACTTTTCCTAATACCGTGGGTATATTCTTTTGTCTGTCATAGAGCTGATCTAATTTTGTGTCAATTAGCTCTATTTCCCTCCTGAGTGCACCGTACTGTTTAAGCCTCTTTTTTGTCACTCCTCGTCCTCCCCGTAGTGATATAACATCTCAATCTCATTTTTATCTGCCGCCAAAAGCAGCGCTGAAAATCCTAAATGAAAATTAATTATCCACATCGTATCCCCTCCTTATTTCACCCTGGCTTGTTCTATATTTCTGATAACAACCGTGCTCCCTCCGCCCGGTTCTTCTACAATCTCTACATTTGCTTTCGTATTGTACTCTTCCATAGGTATCTTGATTTCGACCCCGGTATCCGTCTCAACTAAGATAAACTCAAGGCCCTTGACCGTGTTCTCCTTCCTGACTGTGAACTTATCGTACTGCATATCGTACCGTTCCATCCGGTCGTCAAACTCCTGTTTCTTCTCTGGGCTGTCCCCAAAGATCCGGTCGCCGATCTCATTAATACGGAACTCATTTTTTTCAGCGAACTCCTCTCTGAGCTTGCTTTTTATATCTATCCGATCTTTCAACCCGGTTCCGTCATAACGGTTGTTTATGGCTGTGATCGTCTTGTTTAAGATCTGGAATTTCTTTTTGGGAGCCAGATCTGCATGACACTTGAGAAAGCGCTCGGAAATATAGTTTATCTTGTCGCCTGTCATCATCTCAAACTTCTTTTCCACCAGCTGAACCTTATATTCCAGAAGATCAACAATCACGGCCTCTGTGAGTCTTGCCCCGCCCATCGGCATAATCCGCTGTTTTACAATATCATTGACCTCATTCTCCTCCTCTTTATGTATGTAGGTATCCTTATAGTTCATCTTTAGGAGAGCCAGGTATACGACACTATGTAACTGGAAACTAACCACGACCAGATCCGCCGCCGGGATCGTAACACTGTCGCACATGATGTCAAACAGGCTTTCTGCCAGCAGTCGGCTGGCTTTTATAAAGCTATCGTCTTCCTTTTCCTGCATATCTTCCAGCAGTGCCGGGATTGGAGAAAGGCTGCCGTCAAACTTGCATTTCTTTGTATCATCGCTGTCCAGGATCTTAAAGATATGGCCCCGAACAAATTCCATGAGGTCCGGCCCCATGTCCAACAGGTCATTGGATAATCCAAGATATCCGTTATTGCTGTCCAAAATGTGGATGATCCCTTTTCTAATGACAATATCGTCTTTTTCTATTTTCTGCATTTTTATCTCCCTCCATTTTATATAAAATCCCATATATCCATCTGGTCCGTTTTGTAGTTCATCCACAGAGTTTCCGTCCTCGGCAGTCCTGCCTCTGCCTGTGTCTTTTTCTGTACTTTCTTCCACCCGGACAGATAACTGTTATATAGATCGTTGTCATAGCCGGATAGCAGGACTTTTCCCGGATGCCCCGCAAGGATCTCTAAAAGTTCTACATGCTCCGTATTTTCCATCTCGTACCGATATAAATAATTTTTCCTTGTTCCATGTAGATACGGTGGATCTACATACATAAAGACATCCGGCGTATTATACCGCTTTATAAGCTCTACGGCAGGTAGATTTTCTATCTGTGCATTCTTAAGCCGCTCATTTGCAGCCTGTAGCCTTTCCGGAAGTTCTCTCCACTCTTTTGTTGTGTGTGGACTATTACCCTGCTGGCTACTCCTAAACCCGTTTTTATAAAGATTACTGCATCCAAATCCCTGCCAGCACCGAACCGCAAATTTCCGGGCCATCTCTACTTCTGAATCTGTTTTTGACTGCTCAAATGCTGTGTTGTACTCACCTCTTGCATACGGCGTTAAGGATAGTTTTTCTATAAGTTCTTGCGGTTTGTCTCTAATTACACGAAAATAATTCACAACATTTCCATCCAGGTCGTTTAATGTCTCAATCCTAACAGGTTGTTTTGCAAAAAACACGGCTAAGCTGCCGGCATACGGTTCTAAATATACATCATGTTTTGGTATGTAATTACAAATCCATTCCGCTAATCTGTTCTTGGCTCCTGGATATTTTAATACTGCTTTCATCTGTTCAGAGGAGCCGGTGCGCATCTTCCCGGGAGGCTCCGTCCTCCTTCCTTCATAAAATCTCAGTTTTATTAGGGTTCCACCAACTTATTTTCTTTTACATTCTTTCGCAGTATCCATCTTCATAAAATTCTTGGGTAATATTCATAACATAAAATTTTACGTTATGTTTTGTTTCCCATAATAAATTGTTTGAACTCCCTTTTTCTTTTAAAATTTCTAATTTACCGTTATGTAGACTATTAGCAACTCTAATAACAAATTCGTCTTTATTTGAATAATAGCTTTTTGATGTTAAAGAAAAAACATGCTTATTAGATATAGAACTTTTGTAATGTTCGCATTTTTCTTGCAAATCGACCATTAATACAATGTTTCCATTTGCGATATATTTAAGAACCTCGGACGGTGTAAGTTCAATTTTTGAAGGATATTCTACCCTGTCAGAATTGCTTACTAGTTGATTTTCTATTAATATGTTAATACCACCACTTCTTACATATTCTTCATATTTAATTCCCATTTTCTTACCTCCATTTAATCTCAATTTTGTTGATTATTCTCCTATTCCCAAAACGCTGATAATTCATTTTCTTCATATCCTTCAATCATTGAATCCTGCCTGGAAGTCTCTACACCGTGTAATTCGATGTTGAGTTCCAGTTCTCCGGTATACCAATTACGATGGAAATAAAAATCTGTAATATCCTGGTCTTTACAATTATTAATGATTTTTATTAAGTCTTCCTTTAACATCACTCATACTTTGAAAGAATGTTCAGCACCCTTTCAAACTCCTTTGATCTTTCATCTTTGTTCTTCCAGTCCAGTTCAGTCCCACAATACGGACAATTTTTATATTCTTCTATGATTCCATGCTGACATTCAGGACATTGATAGTCCCTCATTTGTGTTCCATCATGCATCATGCATGAAACCAATTCTGGCCTCCCCACCTTAACAAGTTTTAATTTTCTCACTATTATTCCTCCTTCATGATCCATTTTTTTAAAAATTTCCTGTTATCTCTCTTAGACAGGCATTCCATCCTTCTGCTCTGGCAGAATTAACAATCGTCTGCCCACACTCTTCGCTTTTAGCCTCCGGAAGTTCCCGAAGAGGACAGTTATTTAATAAGTCACTCAAAGAATCCGCATCAAAATTTTGGTATTCATCCTGCAAAATGCATTCATCACTTCCGTTTAACATATCGCAGTATAAACAATTTTCTGGCTTCTCAATAATGGCAATTACTTTCACCTTTCTACCTCCTAAATTCTAATCAAACGGCTTTAGCGCCTTTTCTACTTTATCGCAAATCCTTTTTATAATTTTTTCATTTTCGCTTTCTGTTAAAACGCCATGTAAGAATAACATTGCCCTAGCATTTTTAATTTTTTCTAGCCTATTTGCATCTTCTCCAAGCGTATAACCGCTGTGATTTGCTTGCGCTTCCAAAGTATCCGACATCGCTCCAAATTCAAATATCATATATTATTTCTCCTCCATCTTTCGCTTATAGTTACCTCCTTAAATCTTAAATTAAACAATTTCTCTTGCCGCCGATCTAAACATCATGAGTAGCATTTCTGATACAGATCTTTTCCGGTCTTTTCTTGCTGCCTTTTTTACAGATCGCAAATCATACCAATCACCCCGTCCGCTCTTTCCATTTGGTATATACACGCCTACTGCATGCGGTATTTCGTTTTGTACTGCAATGTATACTTCTTCCGGCATTACATAGTAATTAAAGTCTCCAATGAAGTTATGTCCATTTTTTGATCGAAAATCTTCCACGGATGATTTTACCTCGTAGCAATAGAAATCGCCTTTTTCAATGCCAGATATAGTATTGTTCACAGGCTTAAAACGCATAAAATCCACCCTTATTGCATTGCTGGTTCCATAGTCAAATGTGACTTCTGCCGCCCAATAAATTCTAGGATCATTGCGTTGATTTATATGCCTTCTAACAGATAAAGACAACATTTTTGTTATCTCTGGTCGCTTACTCATTCTGTACCTCCTTAAATCTTAATTTCCTAATTTACATCAATCCCCGTAATTTCTTTAAAGATCGAAGCATCAAAATTTGGAATGTCCTTAATAATCTGTTTTTCATCATTGCTCAATCCACTCCACCACTCATTGGCTTCATTCGATGTATCCCATGTATCTTTTTCTTTTAAATATCCGCCTGTAATTTTGTAATCAGGATGTATCTCTTTTTCTTTATCACTCATTCTTTGTTCGCTGATCCATTCTGTAGGCGATGCATTGATTTGATTTAATAATGATCTTGCGTCTGAATGTATCCAATCAAGATAAGTCCAATTAGAAGGTTTGTTAAATAAATTTATTTTTGGTTCACTTGTATTAAAGCATCCGCTTGCAAAATTTGTTTTGTTCCAATCGCCTGAGTTCCGATTGCCTGAGTTCCGATTGCCTGAGTTCCAATTGCCTGAGTTCCGATTGCCTGAGTTCCAATCGCCTGAGTTCCGATTGCCTGAGTTGCAATTGCCTGAGTTCCGATTGCCTGAGTTGCAAAAACCAGAACAACTTTTTCCAATATTTACTAATCTCAAAACTTCTTCCCAGCTGATCTCGCGTACAATTTCAATTTTGCTGGTACAGCATTTTGAATTGTCGCTTTTTCTGTCAATCTCGCCATGCGCAATAATTTCAGCAACTTTGTTATGTGGATCAAAGGTATAGTAGTTAAAACAATCTTTTAGATCTGTGCAATAATGAAACCCCCGCTCACAGCATATAGGTTTAAAACTCTCTGTGTATGTTTTTCCTACTTCATACTTAAATCCTCGGCATTCCAAATATTGATTAAATACTTTATATCCTTTTTCCATTCTTATTCCCCTTTCTCGATTAAATCTTAATAGTGTGTATGTTAGTTATCCCAAAATACATCTCATCCTATCTTCATATTCGCCTGCCCAAATTAGGTCTTCATCCCATGCACCTTCGTCATGGTCAAATTTGTAATAGCATACATCCCCATCGTCATCGACAAATGGGGCCGTATAGCTGTCATATGCAGGTCTGCCAACCGGATAATAGGTCATTACCTCACAGGCAAGCATAGGACAATATATAATTCCCCATTCCTGAGCATTTTCCCATTGTAACCATTTTTCAGGCATAGTCTCCTCCTCTAAATCCTAATCTTCCGGTCTGTACGGTTCAGGCAGCGGCATCCAAGCTATTGGCTGACAACTTTGATATGGCCAGTAAGGGTCATGCTGTCCATCTGCATAAATATCGAATAATCCTTGCTTAACCTTGTTTCCGTCTGTCACAATGAACCGTCCGTCATTTTTGCAGTATTCCTTCGCATTTGGCAATCGCTCCGATACCGGAATCCACCCCGTCAGCAACTCCCTATCCATAATCTCTTCCGGCGTAAAACCTGTTTCTTTATACTTTTGTAATTCTTTTCTGTACATGTCACATTTATTACAATGCCGCATGGGGCAGCTTGTACTATCAGTCAAATACATCATTTCCTCCTTAAATCTTAATTCTCAGGAAAACATCCTGAAACCTCTCTACACTCCGTACAATTTTGCCAGAACACACAGGATTCTCCTTCACAATTTTTGTCAGAGAAGCTGCATATACCGCAATGATCATGCACGCATTCAAAATCGTTACACACGTCCCACTCCTTCCTGCCCGCCGGAGCGGGCTGTAAAACAGGATGCCTACTGGTTTCTAAGTTTCTGTGTGATATATATAGACCCTACATGGGTAAATACCTACTTCTTTTCAATCTTTACCCCGGTTTCTTCAAAGATTGTTTGTATTAGGTCTTCTAATGAAACATAGCCCTTTTCAAAGCTGTCATACAGCTCAAGAACTGCATCTGCAAACTTTTCTATTCGCTTGCGTCCAAACCCAAACTGGTCATGCAATGCCATAACCGGGATGCCCAGCATCAGGATAAAGGCCCTTTCCATTGCTTCTTTGGCTACATCTTCTTTCAATGTTTTGATCTGCTTGCGGCCTTTGATCTCTCTGCCCTCTCTTGTTCTTCTTTCCGGTATAAAGAAATCCAGTTCTTGATCGTTGAGGCAGGAATACCATATTTCTTGCTTATTTTCGCTACATTTGCCTCTCCATGCAGATACATTTCCAGCACTTTCTTTTTAATCTCCTCTGAGTATTTGCTACTCCACATTTGCGCTCTCCTTAACTATCCGGTATACTGCCGCCTTTCTCCCGGTTTTACTGTCCTTTCTCTTTCCGCATACCTCTACAATGCCCTCTTGAGTCATCTCCGTAAGACGTGGGGCCGTCTCGTCTCTGGCGGGTGTTAAAACCCGCTTTTCCCTGTATAACACCTCTGCGATCTCCCTGGCGGTTGCTGGGCCATAGGAAAGTTGTTCCAGGATCATCTCTCTTTTTTTATCCCGCTTTACAAGCCCGTTTGATTCCCGTCGGGTCTGCTTTGTAATCTGACTGCTTCTATAAGAAGTTTCGCAGTCAGGTAAGTTCCTCTGTTCCATGGTTCCCTCCTATCTGCCGTTCAAAGAGCTGTTTTTCTAGCTCATCATAGTCATAGTCACGTTCCTCAAAGTTGTGGAACTGGTTATTTTTCGGCTTCTGTGCAATCACGGCTGGTTTTTCGTAGTTCTCGTCCAGGTAATCTATATACCCGCTATTGAAGAACGTGCTGCCATTTTGTGTCTTTTTCCATGTCTGCTGTTCTAATTCCTCGATGTACCTCGCCATAGCCCGTTGCATTTCCTCCTCACCAATCTCGGCGATCTTCTTTTTCTTTGCATCGGATACTTGGCCTTTTCCCCGTTTGTTCGGGTATGCTTTCCACAGGCGTTCAAACAGTGCATTTGCGTCAGCCTTGCACAATGTATTTATATCTTTTTCATTAACATTATCTTTATCATTACTCTTTATCGGGTTTTCTGGGTTCTGTTCGGTTTTAGAAAAAACCAATGGGTTTTTTGGGTTTTCTGTATTTCCCTTAGGTTTCTTCGGTCTGCCTCCCTTTTTCCCGTTCTCCCGGTTGGCAGCAACCCGACTTTCATATTTTTCGCTGTCCCTGTCCATCTGCGACCGGATGAAGGAGAAAGCCATCTGAGTTATTCCATCCAGTTCCGGGATCTCTCCCGCTTCGGAGTAGTCGATCAGGGCCATAAGCAGTTGCCCTCTTTGCTCATCTGTTAACAACTTTAAATGTTCCCGATACTCGTGATAAATCAGGAAACTATTTTTCTGCAATCACCCCACCTCTTCCTCCTCGATATATATTTCAATTCGTGGATTTTTCGGATCAATATAAAACTTGTCGTCAAATCCGCTTATGTATTTCTGTCCATCGTCCGGGAACACCCCGGAAGTCACTAGGGAATCCAAGATAAATTTCTTAGCAAAGGCTATATTGTCCGGATCCCTCCGGCGGTTCTTTTCGTACCATCGGAAGGAAATATGTACCGGAAAATTTATCTTCTTCCCCTTTAGATGCCTTGGAATATAGGCCATACAGATCCTCTCATTTTCTGCCTTGGCCTTGGCCCCTTTATACTGGTTCGTCCGGTTTGCCTTTGTGTAATCGTTCAGGCCGTCTAAACGTCCCTTGATTGTTATTTTGTATGTCATAGCCAGGACCTCCTGCCAAACTCTCTCCTAAAGTCCTCTCTGGTTCCATAGTGTTTTTCGTAATATATCTGAGCCTGCCTTTTTAAGAAAATATCAAGGTCGTTTAATTGCTTCGACCATGTAGCCATGGCCCCGTTCGGATGCAGGTCCGGGCGGAGAGGAACAACAAATCCGTATTTCTCAGACAGCTTTCTGTTTGCTCCGCCGAAGATATGGTGGCGTTCCACCGGGGCTGCCCCGGTAAAATAGCAATGGTCCATATCTTCTGTAAATACACTGCTAAGCTTTTTCAATGTTGATCCCCCATTCCTGTTTCATGCGTTCAATCTCGTCCGGCGTTTCCGTCTCAATGCCAAGTTCCTTACATTCCCGGACGACTCCGTCTATCAGCAGGCTCATTTCCTTTGTATTGTATAGGCTAGAGCCTTTGTAACACTGCATTATGTGGACGTTTACAAGATTTCCGCTCTCCGTCATAAGAATCCGCTGCCCCTTATCTCTTACAATACGAAAGACCGCTATTAGATCGCCTATCTCCTTTTTTGTCTGTGCAGGGAGGTAGACGCAATCACCGTATGTCTCCAGCATCCGCATATAAATTTCTTCTTTTGTAGATGCATTATGGAGTTTTTGCCGGATCTTCTCTAACAAAACCCACATGTAAGAGTTGGCGTCCAGACTTCGCTTCTTCCGGTACTCTACAATCTTTATGGATACCTTTTCACGATCTTTCAGCCGGTCATACTCTTGCCGGATGTCTTCGTTGGTTTCAATTTCAATTTTCTGGCGGCCTGACACATAGTCTATTGCCAGGCCACTTAATTTCCCTGTACACTCCATAGGCTATTTCTCTTTTTCTGGACGAATGTCGTAAACACATACCCTTTTATTTAAACTGTTATTTCTAATAGACATAGCCACAATCTTTTTGTTCTCAACCACAATTTGTTCAACGGAAAATTTATCCCACGTTGTCTTTTTTTGTTTTCCGCCAATGTTTTTGTCTTCCAAAGCCACGTTCCCGTCCTTTGCGGAAATCCAGATAAAAGGGGCGGTATAAAGTTCTCGACCAATCCCAAGATTAAAACATGCCCGTTTAAATGCGTCTGATGCCTGCCCTTTTTCCTTCTCTGTATAAGATTCTGTTCCAACATCCTGTTTTGAAATCCACTGTTCCTTGTCATCGTCATAGATTTCTACCGTACAAAATAGGTTTCCGTTTATGACTTCGTGATGCCGTTTCCATCCAGTAACCCCAAGTGTTTCATCAAGGATGTTCATATCGCATCGGGCATCCTTATAAAGTAGCAAGGAACACCCTTTTTCGCTTACTGTATTTACTCGACACTCTATTTCATCTGCTCTTAAATCCCTAAATACCATCATGCGTCCTCCTCTTCCTTTTCCATAACACGGGCCGCCCACATATCCGCACTATGTAAGATTAGATACAGCGGTGTTTCTTTCCCTTGAATCTGATACCGGAAGGAGCCGTACAGGCCGTTATGCATTAAGATCGCCCACTCTTCATCCTCGGTAAGCTCTATATACTTCTCAATAAATGTAATGGATCGGATTTCATGATCTACATACAGCAGATCTTTGTTCGATGCATAAGGCTTGCTTGCAGATTGTTTTCCGCTCTTTAAAATGTTTTCAATATAGTTTGGCTTACCAAATCCCCCGCACTTCCCTACATCGTGGAGCAGGGCTGTGATAATAACAGAGTTGTGATCCACTCCGATCGTACTCGGCAAAAGAGCCGCCTCTAATGAATCCGCCGCAATCGCAACATTTAAGCTGTGTTCTGCAAGTCCTCCCGCTTTCGCAAGATGGTACTGTGTACTGCATGGAGCCTCCCAGAACCCTATTTCTTCAAGGCCGACAAGCAGGTCCTCCATTCCTTCTCTCTTTGTTTCCATTAATTTATTTGTGATAATATCTCTAATATTTTCCATGGTTTAATCTCCTTTTCTATTTACATGTCTTCATCTTCATAGTGATGCCATCCCTGTTCCCAGCGATAGAACCAGTCCAGGAAAGCATCTTCCATTAATGCGTCTCCGGTTTCTACGGCTTCTAAGGCATACTCGAAAGCATCTGCCTCATCTATCCTTTTCCCGTCTTTTTCGTAAAATCCCATTTTCAAAAACCTCCGTTTGTGCTACAATAGCACTGTAAAAATTTATTTCATTTATTTGTTCCGCCTCTTTTGGAGTTGCCGCTCCGAAGGGGGCTTTTTCTATTTTCAGTTTCAAATCACTTCCTCCTCACCTTGTATTTCTTCCATATATCTCCTATAATTTAAGTACAGGCTGTAGCGAGCTGAGTACATAAGAAAGGAGTAAAATATGCAATTAAATATTGATTGTGTCCGTGACATTCTTTTGGCCGTAGAAGCCAAAGACTTTGGTAAAATCTTTACAGTTGATTGCCTGTTAGAAATTCTTCCTCAGTATCAGGAAGATGAAATAACATATGCATGTCTAAAACTTGGCGAGGCTGGTATGTTAGATATATCAGCCGCCAAATACCTTGGAAGTGAAGTTCCTGGAATAAAGTCCATTCGAGAACTTACTTACTCCGGTCACCAGTTTTTAGAGAACATAAAATCTGATAATAACTGGTCAAAAACAAAAGAGATTGCAAAATCCGTTGGTTCATCTTCAATAGATACAGTAAAACAGATTGCCGTCGGCGTTATTTCTTCGGTAATCCAATCTCATCTGCAAATTTAACAGTTTCTACATCCATAGTGATCTGTAATTCGGCTGTACGCTCTTCTGCGTTTTGAGAAAGCGTATAGCTGATTACACTTTCCAGCTTATTTTCATTCAAGAAAATGCCATCCTTCCTTATTTCTAAACAACTTATCTTTGACATTCCATCCTCCTTTAAATCTCTTTCTTCCAATACACTCCTGCCGCCCAGCAACACACAGCCAAGCCATCGTATCCGCTCAGGGCCAGCAGACAGCCAGCGAAGTTGATTGCTGTTGCCATGTAGTGTTCTGCTTTACTCATCGCATCCCTCCTTTTCCGGTTCATATAAGATCCCTGTTACCTCCCATAAGAGTTTCGGGCTAATGTAGTAGCTCATCTTTCCGGTTTTCGCCGATGGCTTTGCATACCCAATGGGCAGCCATCCTTGTTCGATCCCAGCCCGAATAAATGTAGCGTCCTTTTTCATTACTTTAGCAACGAACGCAACGGGTACATTGCAGGCCGGGAATTTCGGCATGTTTATATAGGATGTAAGCAACCTTAACGCCTGTTTATTGCTCACTCTTATCACCTTCTTTCTTTTCTGGAATTTCTCCTCCAAGTAACCCCACCATTAAATAGAAAACGTTTTTTTGTTCTGATCCACTTAAATATGGGGCCATAATGCGGATGTTTTCTACATCATCTTCTGTAAGTTCTGGGAGTTTCTGTTTGTCTATTTGTTCCATTTTTTCACCTCCTTGATTATTTTGTAATCTAATAATATAACATAGTTTTCAAACTGTCAAGTATTTTTGATTGCATTGTTATCAAGAATGTGTTATATTATTTTTAGGAGGTGAGATAATGGCCCAAGAAATGGGAGTGCGTTTAACAAAAATAAGAGATCATTTTAAAATGAATCAACGAGAATTTGCAAAAAGGATGGGAATTAGCCAACCTGCGTTAGCTATGTTTGAAAAAGAAGATAGGGAACTAAAAGATATACATATTATGAGGATCCGTGATGAATTTGGTGTTAATGAACTTTGGCTCAGAACTGGAGAAGGTGGAGATGAGAACATGTTTACTAAGGTTTCCAGAGAAGATCGTTTTTCAATTAATTTAGGAAAATTAAGCATTACAGAGAATGAATATGTAGAAAATGCAGTTAACTATATAGCTGAGACAGATCCAGAAAAGTTAAAGATCGTAGTAGATGCCATGCGGAAGATACTAGGAATGTAAAAAGGCCAGCCTTTCGGCTAGCCTTGGGTGATTACAATGAGCATTAAATAGATTCTCCGCAGTATAGCGGTATTGTCTATTTTGTCAATAAGCTCTGTAATTGCTGCTATGTATTCTTCTCTTCCCATATTAGTTCTCCTTTGTGTACGAACAAATGTTTGTATTATTATATTACAAAATGAGGGCACTTGCAATATAACTTCCAAACATTTGTTCTATTATAATTTTTGTTACCGAAATTATGCGGCAAAGTAGATACCAACGGGGTTAGATGTATCACCTTCTTTCTTTGCATATATTGTATCATCTTTGGCATAATTTGTGTTATATTTTATTATTTTACCATAAGTTACATATTATGTAAATATAAAGAGGCGCATACAAAAAGAGCCAGACACAAAGGTCCGGCTCCGAGCATCTGCTCTCCGCAAACTGTTACCGAAAGCAAAGAACCATAAAGGGTTAAAAGCAAATGCAAACACATTGTATCGCATTTCATATTATTTTTGTTGGTTATTTGCATATTACCAGAATTTACATATATTAATACACTTAAGAGGGATGTAGCTTTTAACTTTTCACAATAAGGAGGATAAAATGAAAAAGAAACTATTAATTATAGCATCCATGCTTATTTTAGTTATTGCATTTGCTGGATGCTCAAAAAAAGATGTTAAAGAATATAATATTGATGATCTATTAGTAAAATACACAAAAGTAAAAAAAGGTATTGAAAAAGAAACTCAATATTGGAGTGATGACGAAAAAAAAGGTGACAAATATGTCAGGCTTGTAAAAAAATATGCAGAAAAAAACGGTTTTGAATTGAATGAAAAAATTTTAGTTAAGGGCAAAGTAAACTCAGTAATGGCGGGAGGTGTATTCCTTTCAACTAATTCAAAAGATTCGGATTCTCTTATGTGTACCTTTAAGAGCTTTAAACTTCCGAGTTATACAGCCTTACTCGAACCTGATAAAAATTCCACTGTGGAAGGTATACTTTTTGAGACATATAAAGATAAAGACGGAACAAACGGAGTGCACGAGAACCTTTCTAAATGCAAAATAAAATCACCTAATTTAAATGAAACGGAGTTTGAGGATAATATTGAAGATATAGTGCTAAGTGAAAATTATCAAGATAGAATCATGGGTACTGTTACTTCTGTTGTAAAAATTCCCGCATCTGAAGATGAACGACAGGAGGTATCAGACAGTGCTGATTCATCAATTCCAGGAGAATCGGATTTTGCAAGTGCTTATAGGTATGCATCTCATACAATAAGCTTTGATTTAGGAGATGATAAAAATTTAATATGCTTTGTAGATGAATCGTTTTGTAATCTTCCTGAAATCGGAGACAAAATAAGTTTGATCGGAAATCATTTTACATATGAAGACGATGAATGGGTAGAAGCTATATATTCACCAATATATAATTTCAGCAATAAGAAATAGAACAACAAAACCGCCCGGCGGCAACCAGGCGGCAACTACATAACTCCGAAGAGATACATATATACTTCAAAGATATTTTATCATCTTCGGGCAGCTGTCACAAGAAGAACATTAGTTCACGGATAGCTGTTATTTTTGTACATTTTTTTAAAGGAGGATGATAGAATGGCGCTGACAACTTGTCCGGAGTGTGCCGGGAAGGTATCCGACCGAGCTGACGCATGCCCACATTGCGGATACCCGTTAAAGAAAACACCACGTAAAAAGCCGAAACCAAACCGCAGACGTAAGTTACCAAACGGCTTCGGCAGCATAACGGAAATACGGCACACAGATCTGAAAAATCCTTTCTATGCCCGTGCGAATTGCGGAAAAGATATGTATAATAGACCGATCTTAAAGCCTCTTAAACCGGAGGCATATTTCCCGACTTATGAGGAGGCCATGGAGGCCCTTATAAAGTACAACAAGGGCAAGGTGGACTTATCTAAGGACATGCCCGTGGAAATGCTGTATCGGCTCTGGTTTGCGGAATATGAGCAGGAAGTAGCTGCTACAACCGCAAGAGTGGCTAAGAGTGCATTCTCTTATTGCCGATCCATATACAAGAAGTCTGTGCAGTCTCTTCGGATTGCAGACATAAAGAACTGTATAGAAAACGGAATGGCAATAGAGACACGGGGAAAAGACAAAGGAGAGCTTAAAAAGGCATCTGCAAAGACAAAAATAAACATGAAATCCACCCTTTCTATGATGCTGGACTATGCCAAAGAGCTTGAGATCGTAGACAGGAATTGCGCCAGGGAGTGCAACCTTTCTAAGCCGACAGTGAAAGATGCAGCGAAGGCAGAAAACCCGCACTTTTCTTTTTCTGCTGATGAGCGTGTGACACTGTGGGAAAACCGGGATATGGAGAATGTAGACCTGCTTTTGATTGCCTGTTATTCCGGCTGGCGGCCGGATGAATTATGCCAACTCAAACTTGAAGACATCGACCTGGAAAACAACCGCATGAAGGGCGGCAGCAAGACAGATGCCGGTATAGACCGATATGTTCCGATTCACCCGGAGATCAAACCTCTGATTCTGGCCCGCTATCAGAAAGCGCAGGAACTTGGCAGCGACAGGCTAATTAACGTGGAGTCCCGAGGAAAGATCCGTCCAATTACATACGCAATTTACACGACCCGATTCCACAAGATTGTAAAGGAATTGGATCTGGATTTAAAGCATCGACCACACGATACTAGGGATACATTTGCCACTGTTGCGAAAGAGGCGAATGTGGACGAATATGCGCTTAAGTATATAATCGGGCACTCTATTACGGACATAACAGAGCGGATCTATACGGACCGAAAGCCAGAGTGGTACTATAAAGAGATGTGTAAAATTGTTGTCGACAAATACTCGACAAATTAACCGATTCGCACCGCTTTTTGTGGCTATTTAAAAACGCAGAAACGACCATTTTAAGCCATTTCTGCGATCTTATATACACTATAATGTTTTTATTTATGAAACACGGAACCACGGTTTTATGCGGTCTGTAAGACCTCTCCGACAAATTTCCGACAAACTACCCGCTTTTTATGGGGTCTTACGGCTATTATGTCACCTGTTTTTAGGCACAAAAATAGCCCGGCTACCTGCCGGGCCTATACGTTATATCAGCTCTATCTCCGTGATCCTGATTACAGTCTCGAGGGGATCATCCTTCTTCTCTACTACGTCGAACACGTAGTTGATCCAGTCGGAATCCGTGAGCTGTATGCTCCAAGACTCCTGCGGCACGTCTCCTGTGCCGTCCCAGATTTCAGAGAGAGTTATCTCCCCCCCCTGTTCTATGTCAGGAAGATTGTTATTGAACTGGTCCATTTCTATCGCTTTTTCTACTATACTATTCATATCTCTTACCTCCGCTATTTTCCTTTATTTTACCATATTCTTTGTTACTTCGACAGTTCTAATTTTTAAGCTCCTTACAATAATTACAGTTACAAGGCTTCGTTTGCCGTATACACTCTAATACTTCCTTTTGCGTGTACTCATGTATTACGTGGAGTCCTGGGTCGTCCCAGTACCAGCCTCTGAGGTTGCACCAGTATCCATCACTATCTTGAAATATCTGACTGACCCGTGATTGATACTTTTTTGGCACCCTTATTTTTGTTGTGTTTTTCATGGTTTCCTTCTTTCTGCCCTCGTAATCTCCGGGGCGGGTTATATGTTTTTACTTTCCGAACTTCATGCAAAGAGTAAACATTTTCTTTGCTTTTTTATACCAAGACTTGTAGTCCTTGTAGTCCTCTCGATCATCAACCGCCACTGTAGCCATATTTTCGAATAATGAATATTTGTACTCCGGCAGCACTTTGTCCATTAAATCAAAGAGACGATTTGCCAATACGTTTTCTTCTTCTCCCCAGAAGATCATTGCACATCTTGTATTTGCCTTTGTATCTTTCATCTGTCCCATATATGTAATTGTCATATCACTACCTCCCTTTTTGATATTTCGTTTCCTTTACTGTAATTACATTATATTATATGTCCGCTATATATTCAATTGACATTTCTCACAAATATAGTGGACATATATTGTTGGTTTTGTATATAGTGGACATATTATGATTATTGTGTTATACTGATTTCAAAAGGAGGTATGCTATGGCTGGAACATATACAGAGGCACAGAAAAGGGCTGCAATTAAGCATATAAAAGAGAAAACAGACGATATTCGCCTAAGAACAAAAAAGGGATTAAAAGACCGATATAAACATGCTGCTGCTGAATATAGCAGTAAGATTGGAAAAAAAATAAGTATGACACAGTTCATCATTGAAGCTGTCGAAGAAAAAATAAATAGAGAAGATTTGGACAAAAAAATAACCCAGGACAAATAAATGCCCTGGGTTTTCTTCTGCTATTTTTTACGATTCTTGAAAAGGGCCGTACAGGTCTTCTTCCCTGCATAGCTGCCTTTCTTCCAGCCAAGCTGTTTCCAGTATCTTTCCAGGTTTTTCTGTGTTGCTGGTCCCCAATCTCCGTCTACTGCAATGTCTGAACCAGGAGTCAGAGAATTTAGTTTTCCCTGCATCCACCGAATTGCGTTTTTAGAGGAGGTCTTTTTTACAGTCGTGTATTTTACAGCCTGGCCACCGATCGCCTTTTTAAAATTGTTCCATTCCTTGTTATCTGCTCCGATCCAAGGCGCAGGGCATTCTTTTCCGTTCACATCCCAATGCCGAATAACACGGGATGCCGGAACACCGTACTTCTTCATTAAGAATTTTACTAATTCGATTGTCTGTTCCCGAACATTTGCCGGAACTTTCCCAACGCTGTTGCACATTTCTACAGACAAACTGTTTGCATTTGTACATTTTTTGTAATAGTTCCCCGCAGCTCCGACAGTAGAATAACAACCACCTACCGCCCATGCTACCCGATTAACTGCTACAGACTTATAGACGTACTTTCCTCCGTCTACAAAGTAGTGTGCAGACGCTCCTCTGGATGCCCCCTGGAAGTATTTGCAGTTGTTCAAGGCCGTATCTCCGCTGTTCCCGGTGTAATGTATTACGATGTAATCTATATCCTTTGTGCTTCTTGTCCCGCCGTAATTGCTCTTGTGAGCAAACTTCTTTTTAAATTTTAATGCCATGTTATTATCTCCCTTCTGAATATGAAAAGAGGACGATTACTCGCCCTCTGTTGATCCCTCTATAATCCTTGTAAATGCTTGGTGCAATCCTGTGCTTGCCAAGCCCGTAAACGCCCCGTAGACGACTATTTCCAACGTAATAGATGTTTTAGCCACGCAGCCCAAAACAGCTCCTAAAACCGCAAGGATCAGCGGGATGTACTTATTCGGAATGAAGTCTAAGGACTTCTTGATTACATAGCCTACGATCAGGCAGGCTACTAAAACGATAGGAATATAATACTCTGTAATAAATTCTAAACTCATGTTTCTTTACCTCTCTTTCTACTTGTCGATGATACTCTCAAGGAGCTCATCTCTGATCTTTTTCATGTTGTCGATCCCATTTCCGGTAATCTGATGATTAAGCATAGCGGCAAGACATTTATTCTGCTGTTTCTGCATCTCCTCCAAATTTACCAAACGCTTGTAATCCTTTTCCGAATGGTCCTCCAATTTCTCCACCCGGTTCTTAAACTGAAAAGCCGGGTGCAGTATCTTAAAAATAACTGCCCCGGCTCCGCCTACGATGCTGATTGCTCCGCACACTGCTAAAATTTGTTGTAACACTTCGCTCTCCTTATGTCTGCAAAAGGCCCTGCGGCCTTACTGCTGTTCTGGTGTCTCTGTTGCCCTGGCGTCCTGCGCTTCGTAGAACTGCTGTGTAAACTCTGCGATTTCCCGCCGCACGACTTCTTTGTTCGCTTCGTAGAGCTTGCTGTCCTGAATATTCTGATTAATACTGTCTTCTCCACCTCCTTCTGCCACAGTGGCGTTTAGGTAGACCACGGTGCGGTCTGAATCCGGTACTTTGATTTCTCCGGTGAGAGTAATTGATCTTTTGATTTCTAACATGTTTTTCTCCTCTAATATCTAGCAATACAATCTTTAAATAATTCCAATTAAATTGAACGTAAGATTTGATCTGGCACTTTTGTTAATCTTATCATTTGAAATAATATACGCATATTCAACTAAACTAATTACACTACTTTCGACCATAATCTGCGAACATCCAATAACAGTGTCACTAAAATTAACACGATTATAAACTGCAGATGACGGATAATGTCTATCCAAAGTATATATAATGTAATTGTTATTACTATCCAAAACACCAATTTTATTGTATTTCGTAATCAGTAAAAACTTATCACTTGATATATTTGCTTGTCCATTGCTGTTAGTAGTAGCCGAAAACAAATTAACTTTTTTTCCTATTTCATCTTTGTTATAAACCTCTGCTTTAGTATAAGTGTTATCAACCCCTCTTTTGAGTTCATTTACCGCAGATACAAGATCGGTTTTAGAAGCGGTTGTTAATTCTTCCGGTTTTCCTACAAACTGATTTACTTTTGTTTCTGTTGCTGCCAAATAAGAAACTTTCACATTTATATTTATTGGAAGAGGAGGCGCTTCAATGGTTCCCCCACCGTCGTCAGCACCCAATGAAATATCGTATAGAAGGCTTCTAAAGTACGCTGTATCTATTGTGAACTTTATATTGTCTCCAACTTCTATTTTTGTAAACGCACTTCCAGAAAGTTTATCTGCTTCTGTATGTTCAAGCATTGGAACTATGGAAATATCTTCGATTACGGAATTTCCAATCCCTTCAATTTCAAGCAGACCATTTCCATCGGCTTCTGGAGCTTCATTTAATACAGCAGAACATATTTTCTCTTCTCTGATCCAAATAGAATTTTTATCTTCATCGAGCCTTTGCTTTAGAGTGGCATACACCGTGTTTTCTCTCGTTCTACGGGAATCTACGATCTCATAATCCGAGGGACTGTCAAGCGTAATGTTTTTTATCTGTTCCTCATATTTACTATTCAGGAGATCCATTTTTCCTGTATAGTCTGAGATAACTCCATCCTGCCTCTTTGTATACTTATCTATGGCTGTCTGTTTGGCCTCCATATCGGCTTTGCTTTCGTCGTTGATTCCCTTTATTCCGTCATGTATCGACTGTCTGACATCCCGCCCAAGCACAGCATTTTTAATATTCTCTAAACATTCTTGTATGCTTAACATATGTCTCCTTTCTATCAACCTGTCCTCTTCCACATATAAACCGTTATATACGGCTGTAAGTTTCCTGCATTACCACCGCCTGCGGAAGTAGTATTCCCACTGTTTCCGCCTGTGTTTCCACTATTTCCTCCTGTGGTACATGTCCCGGAAGAGTTCATGGTATGTGTATGGTTACCTGTTGTGTTTGATTTATAAGAGGTACTTCCAGATTCGAAATTGTTGGGCTTGTTATAACTTGTACCTTTTTGTACAGCATCTTTGTTAATTCCGAGATAATGGTAATGATTTCCAGCCCCCTGCATCGTATGAACATGATTCGGAACAGTATGTGTATGATTATTTAGGCTATGTACGTGATTATTAAGCCCATGTGCGTGGCTCTGCAACTCCTTATGCCCTCCTGATTTCTCAACGGCATTAAACTCCCCCTGACTTGTATCTACCCCGACGATCGTTCGTCCTGTTGCAAATGCTGTCCAGCTGCCGCCGAAAAAGGACGCCGGATTCGCATTGTTAACAGAGATGTAGATACTGCCCACGGGCCACAGCTTGTTTGTTACTGCGTCCATTTCCACCTTCACCTGCTCCGCAGTATTTGCGGCGTTGTTTGCTGTATTTACCGCGGTGTTCACGCTCCCGGCCATCCCCTGAACAATGTTCGTCAAATTGGAAGTTCCTGCCACCTTATCGGTTAGGCTACTGATCGTCCGGCCCAGCACAATCTTGTTATTAGCCGGGTTTTCCAGATCAATTTCATATTTGCTGACAAGGTAGTATGTAGATACATCGCCCATGGTGCTCAGAAGTCCATGCTGCTGTGACACGCATGGGACCAGATCGCCCAATCTGATAGCGTTTATATCCACGTCTATCATGTGCAGATCTACCGCTGTGAGTTCTATTGTGATTGCAAGATTCACGCAGGTTTTAAGATATTCCTGCGCTTTTGCAAGTAACGTCTGAGCATCCACCACATCGGGAAAATCCACTTTCTCAAAAATCCATCCGTATAAGTCCACGGCCTCTTGGTTATAGACATAATCTTTCCCGCCGTTTATATTCGTGATCTTTGTCTGTCCGTTTGCGCCCAGGGGGATAATTGCAGTCTTGATATTTTCGGCCTTGGTGTACTTTTTAAGGTCCAGCAGATTTTCTCCGAATCGGATCACCTGATTGCTCACTTTTCCATACTGCTTCACATAATCCAGATAGCGGATGCCGTTTTCATGCCGCACACGCAAATATCCAGGATATTTCCCTATAAAATTTGTATTTATAAAATCCCATGTTGTTTCATAATTCGTAGATAATTTTGTAATCGGGACACTATCAATATCTATGGTCCCAATCGTGAATTGCTTTTCTGCTCCCATCTGTGAATTATGTTCTGCAATAAGGGCTTTGAAAATATCTATATTGTTATCTGCCTTATGCACTTCCGAAGATTCGCTTCCGTATGTGTGCGCCCGCTGTACGGAATCTAACAAAAAAGCAAGCTCCCCCTCACAGGAAACTTGCCCGGTCCTCTGAAAATCTATTTCATCCGTTAAGGATCTGCCCGAAAACAATAGTTCTGAATCCTCATAGACTTCAATTTTTGATTTCAGCTTATTGATAACATCTACATTCGGATGCCGTGGGAGAATTGAAAAATCAAAGTTACCGGTTTTGTTAAGCTCTAAAGCCACTTTTGGCCCCAGTAACATATACTCTTCGTCCCTCACGTCATGCAGCGTTTTCCCGTCGCATAAAACTCTATACATTTATAAACTCCCTCCCCTATAATCCACGGATACCGTGCCTGTACCCGTAAAAGTAAGATAGTTGTCTCCTTCACCCAGCCATATATCAAATACCTTTGACTTTCCAGCCGGGAGACTGTACGTTTTCCTATTGTATGTTACCTGCATAGCTGCGCTGCACTCGATCACGGGCACGATCTTTTTTCTGCGCCCCGGAATGTAGAGTTGATAGCTCCCATCCACCTGCAGATCTTTATATTCCCGTATGATTCCTGTTTCGAAATTGAAGTCGTCCCAGGTCCAGTCTTCCAGACTGCTATACTTTTCATATTTGTACGGGTCGACCTCCCCGGAGATGGTGATTTTACTTTCTGCCTTTTCTGACTTTTCGGTGTCCAGTTTCAACCGTCCTATGTAACAGAACGTCGGATCACTGTCCAAGAAAATTTTAAATTTCTGTCCTGCTAGGTAGTTTGCGATCTCTGATAGCTTTGCCTGCCAATCAAAGTAATCAGTATCCAGCTGGTCAAACTCCATAGAGATTGACCTTTGCTTGTATTTCACATCTCCTGTGACTGCCTCCGTAAGGTCGATAATTCCGTCTGCACCCGGTATTTCCTGCTCATACGTCTTTGCCTCCGGGAATCCAAGGGTGATCGACAACCACCCCAGATTCCAGTCTTTTAAAGTGTGCTTTCCTCCGATCTGCACACCTAATGTTCCTCTATCTTCCATCTATACACCCCCTCTTGCTTTTCTATCTGCCATGCTGTTCAATCGGCTATCCATAAACGGGGCCAACGTCCTTGCCGCCTCTCGGCCCTCTATGTTTGTTACAACCTCTATCTTTTCCGGCCTGGTATAGACCGTCTTCTCTATTGTCGTTGTACCGCCGCCTCCGGCATATACAATCTGCGGCTGCACACTCGCTGTGATCTTGCCCATCTGCCCTGATACCGCTGTTTGCATCCTGCTCTGTAACTCCGGTATATTTAGCTTTGCTTTTGCAAAACGTGCCGCCATGGTATCCGCTACCGTCTCGACCTGTCTGTAAAGCTTCGGTGCTTCTTTCTCCTGTCCCTTTTCCGCTCCCTGGATCGTAAACTTTCCGATCTGGGCAAAAACACGGGATGGGGATTTTATTTTGAGCTCTTTTTTTGCGGCTTTTACAATGTCTTTGCAAAGCTTTTTCATAGCCTTGCTCAGATTCCGGGTTTCTCCCGTTATTCCAGCTGCCAAACCTTTAGCAACGTTAGCCCCGGCCTTTTTCATTTCGGCATTCAGATTATCTGTCTCTTTTTTTATTGCTGCTTGATATTCCTTATTGATCCTTTCAAAATCATCTTGGAAGAAAGATTCTGAGAAGTTCTTTGCCATGGATTGCTGTTTGTTCCACTTGTCCGTGTAGGCTTTCTGCTCTGCCGCCGTAAGGGACTGGAACCAAGCCATATACTGTCGCCCTTCTTCCACATCCATGCCAAGGATACGCTGCATCATGGAATCAGGGATATTGTTCTCTAATGACTTCAACCTCTTTTGATAGTCTTCTATATCATATAGGTTCTGGTCCAGATCGTAGAGACTGCCGTAACTCTGTTGCTTGCTTGTAAGATTGTCCCGCAGGCTCTTGATCTCGTTGTACTGTTCCTGGTACTTCTCTGAAAGCTCCTGGATCTTCTCCTCGGCAATCTTGGTCAGGCGGTCCGCTTCTTTCTCAAAGGCGGTATTATAGGCGTTTGCGGCCTTTTCTCCGGCCTCTTTTAGCTGCTTCTCCTTCTTTGCATTCGCAGCTTTAAGATCCTTTAACTCCTGTTTAAGCTTGGCTTTCTTTTTCTTATTTTCCTTTTTGTTGCCAAGCTTATCTATTCTTTTCTGCAGCTTTGCTTCGGCCTTTTCGCTTGCCTTTACCTGCTTGTTGTATGCCTGGTCAATGATCTGCTGCACTGTCTCGCTTGACCGCTGTTTTGCAATGCTCAGAGAGTCGCTCAGTCCACTTAAAAGATCACTGCCGATATCGGAGTAATTGCCTTTAAATGTAGCTTTCTTTGCCGCAGACAGTGCTGTAGAAATGACACCTTGCATTTCTGCTACAAGCTCACTCTGCCCCTCTCTGACGCCTTTTGCGATGCCCTTCGGGATAGTCTCACCTTTTAGGATTTTGAACATTTTCCCTGGTGACGGGATGCCTTTCTTTGCGGCTCCGATTGTTACATTTATCACCTTCATGGCTGCTTTTGCTGCTTTATCTGCATTATCCGTCATTCCAGATGCTATACCGAGAGTAAGAAATTTTCCGATTGCATTTTTGAACAAAGTAGATGGAGAATGGATGCCAGCCTCTGCTTCTGCCGCAGACTTCGCTTGCTGGATCACTTTTCGTGCCGCCGAAGAAACAACGCCGGAGTTCGCATTGATTCCGGAGGCGATTCCAGAGGAAATGTTCTTCCCAACACTATTGAACCCGCTTGTACTTACCTTCTTCGCACCATTGACCGCACTCTGGGCCGCCGTCTTAATCTTTCCTTTATTTGCGGTAACACCGCTGGCAGTTTTGCTTGAAAGTTCTTTTCCTTTTGCCGTGGCCTGCCCGTTTTTTGAAGAAATACCTGAGACATATGCACTGCTGAGTTTTGCCCCTGCCGCTTTGGCCTTAGATGTACCGCCAGAAAATCCGCTCACTGCGGAACTGCTCACTTTTGCAGTAGCCGCCTTCGCCTTTCCTGCACCTTTAGAAAGTTCGTTCGTAAAGGAACTCTCTGTTTTCTTTCCCGCACCTGAGTTATTCGTTGCTGGAATCTTAGAATTTTTCTTGATTGAATCGGTATTTTTCTTTGTTTCTCCGGCTGCCTTTGATGATTCTGTTTTAAAAGGTTTAAAAGAAGATGAAGCCGCACCACTGTTGTCTACAGGCTTCACCTTCATATTTGTTTCTATTTTCTTTGCAGAGTCTCCTGTGCTTTTTGCTACGCCATCAATAACGTTCATTACACCAAAAGCATCTGTTGATAACCCCTGCCCACTCATCATTTGAGTGACTGCATCATCTACGCTGGTCTTTCCTTGCGCTACCTTTGTAGCCAACTCTGTAGAGATCTGTGCCCCTTGTAGTCCTGCCTTATCAACCGCTGCCTGGAAATCCATCAGATTTGCTAATGCTTTTGCTGCTTCTGCTGGCTTCATACTTCCAGAAGTAATTCCATTAGCCAAATATTCCGGTACCTGAATACCACCATTTTGTGCCTTTGCCTTTAAATCCTCAAAATTCACGAGATTCTTCACTGCTGATACCGAGGTCGGTACCGCATACTCACCCGACTGGATTCCCTCTGCGATACTGTTCGGAACTTGCACACCCTCAGATTTTGCCTTTTCAATCATGTCAGACCAGTTCAGCCCATTTTTTAGCTGTTGTGCTGCGGATTTGAATGAGATAGATCCGTCTGCCATTCCCTGCGACAGATACTCCGGTATCTTCATTCCGGCCTCTTGCATCTTTGCAAGATCTTCGCTGTTTACCAGATTATCTAACTTAATAAGCTGTTTTAGCTCTTTTCCACTTGTGGGGTTGGCATAGATGCCAGCCTTGATTCCTTCCCCTACGGATTCCGGTATTTTAGATGCTTTTATACCTGCTTCTTTTGCCAGGTTATCCAGATTTGCTGTAAACTCATTGAAGTTTGTCTGCGCAGTAAACTTGTCTGTATATGTATCCAATTCACCATATACGGATTTTAAATTCTTCTCACTTTTTGTTACTGCATCGTTTGCTTTTGTTAGGTTCTGTTCATATTTTGTTAATGCATCGCCTGCCTTGGCGAGTTCTTCGTTTCCAGAGCCAAGTCCATATTTTTCAACCAGCGTATCAAACTTTTCTTGTGCCTCATTTCTTTTGTCTAAGGCTTTTGTCTGTGTCTCTACTGCCTTTTCATGTGCTATCTCTGCCTCAGCAACTTTTTTGGCGGACTTCTCCATCCCTGCCTGATAAGCCTTTGCTATTGCCTGCTCTTTTAGGGCATCAATGTTCTTCTTAATCGCTTCTGTAGACTTGTTTAGTTTATCTCTCTCTGCGTCATACTTAAGACCAAGTTCCGGCATGAGATCGTTCAGTTCTTTTACAACACTTTTTATCCTTGCCTTTGTCCCTGCACTCTTATTTTCTACCTTTATTAACCTTTGCAACTGATTAAACAGGTTATCCGCTTCTACTCCCTGCGTTCTCGTAGATTCCACAGCTTTTTCATTCTCTTTGTGAAGTGCCTTTATGGATGTTCCCATCTCATCCTGTGCTTTCTTCACTCTTTCGCAAGTCTTTCCAAACTTATCGGCTTCTGTCTCCGCCTGTGGGACAGTCAAGGCATATGCCGCAATCCCTGCCGTCAGTGCTCCTGCTGCCAGTACAACCATGCCGATTGGACCACCAAGAGCAGCTGTTGCCGTCTTGAATATAGTTGTTGCTGCCGTTGCTGCTGTAATCTGCCCTGTAAGAAGTCCATATATAGCTTGCCCCGCTGTAAGCGTAGCATTACATAATACACCCTGAGCCGTACATGCAATCTGCGCTGCTCCAAATGCTGTAATGGCCTTTTGTGCTATTCCAATAGTACTGGCAACCGCTTTTACTGCTGAGTATCCTTTTATTACAACTAAAAGGCTTGTTGCTAACGGAAGTGCCGTCTGCATATTCTCTCCGAGAAACTTTGCAGATGCCCCAAGGATTTTTAATCCTCCCCCTGCGACTGTCTTCGCCGCAGAACCAAGATTTTTAACGGTTGTGATCGTCTCCTTTGGGATAATAGACTTAAGGCCGTGCGCTTCTACCTGGTCCGCCAGTCCTCCGACGGCATCGGATGCCGCTGCAACTCCATCCGCAAGCGGCCCTTTGAGTTCGTCTCCTACCGCAATTCCAAGGGCTACAAACTTGTTTCCAAGCATCTTAATCCGGCTTTCCAGCGTCTTATACCGCTGTTTTGCTTCGTTTGTCAGAGCCTTGTTTTCTTTCCAAGCGTTATTCCCGATCTTTAAGGCATCTGTAAAGGTTCCAGATGCTCCTGCCGCCCTTAAAAGTGCATCCCGCATACGGATATCAGACAGCCCCATATCGTCCAGTGTCTTAATTGCACTGCCGCCGTTTTTATTAATCTTATCCAAGCCCTGGATAAAGGAAATAATAGCTCCGGCTGCATCCTCTTTAAATGCCTTTGCGAACTGGTCGGAAGACATTCCTGCTACCTGCGCAAACGCCTGTAAATCTTCCCCTCCGCTTGTTGTTGCAAGGTTCATTTTCGACATCAGGGTAGAAAATGCAGATCCTCCGGCTTCCGCTTCGATTCCTACGGAAGAAAGCGCACCTGCAAAGGAGAGGATATCCGCCTCGGACATGCCGACTTGTGAACCAGCACCAGCCAGCCTGAGTGCCATATCCGTGATCTCTTGCTCTGTTGTTGCAAGATTATTTCCAAGGTCTACGATGGTAGAGCCTAAACGGTCAAACTGCGTCTGTGGCATCCCTGTGATGTTTGCCAGCCTTGCCAGAGAAGTAGCCGCCGTATCGGCAGACATGTTCGTGGAATCTCCTAGCATAACCATGGTTTTAGAGAATCCTGCGATATTTTTCGTCTTAATGCCAAGCTGTCCGGCTGCCTCTGCTACCCCTGCGATCTCATTTGCAGAGGTTGGCATCTCTTTCGACATATTTAAAATGTCTTTTCGCATGGTATTCAGTTCTTTATCCGTGGCATTTACTGTCTTTTTCACACCAGCAAAAGCACTTTCAAACGAAATACTTGCTTTCAAAGATGCCGCACCACCCGCAATAACTGCGGCTCCGGTTGCTTTCATTCCGGTAGATACCGCAGATTTTATTTTTCCGGCAGCACCAGACCAATATTTCTCTGCATTTTCCGCACTTTTCTTCGCTTGTGCCTCCGTTTGCTTATAAGACCGCTTCTGTTCCTCTCCGGCCTTTTTCGTGCTCTGCGAGGCTTTCTCTCCGGCTTGCTTTGCGGCTGTTTCCGCTGTCTTCCCGGCTTTTTTTGCCGCCTGTTCTGTTGTTTTGCTTGCTTGTTTTACAGAGGTTTCTGCGGACTTTGCCGCCTGCTTGGTCGCAGTTTCTGCGGATTTCGCCGCTTTTTTCGTCTCTGTGTCCAGTGTTCTCGATAGTTGTTTGAGTTCTTTTTCGGCTTTTTCCGAATTTAACTCAACTTCGATTTCAATACTTCCGTCAGGCATATATTCTCCTTTCTTTTTTGCCTGCGTCTGTCTTCTATGTTCACGTCTCTATCTTCCTGGGCGTAGAGTTCCGCTCCCCTGCAACCTCTGTGTTACAGTGTTTTTATTTATAAAATATTGCTTAGGTCCCCACCGCTCAAAAGGGCCTGCGTAACCTCTTCTTCCAACATCCTGTCTTCTTCGGACACATTCTCCGGTAGCTTATATATTTCTTTCATCTTCTTATAGAACTTTTTCTGTTCCTTATCCATACCTGCGGTATCTGCTGCCCGGTATCCCATCACTTTCGATATTAAGCAGTCTTCTTTTAATCCGGCGAACATGGCCGAGAACTTCCACCAGTGCAATTCGACAGCGTTCAGATCTATGCCGTACTGTTCCATGAATGCAGCATAGATATAATCCGCATCATGAGTAAAGCTATAAATCTGATCCTGTTTCTTTCCTTTTCCGGACTGCTTCTGTTCTTCTGTTTTCCCGCACTGATAAAACCACAACATTTGTGAAATGGCTCCGTCAAGGTCCTCCGGTATCTCTGGATAATACAAAACCAGGCCGCTATTGTATTTCGCAAGCAGCCTGGCTTTTTTCTCGTCTCCATCAAACTCCGGGATATTCAGAATATCTTCCACAAAAAACCGCTGTTCTTCCGTGATGTTTTTATCCTGTATCATCTCCTCAAAACGGATCGACACTCGGAAGTCTGTATTGATCTTATGTTCCTGACCAGCCACCAGAACGGTTTCCGGCAGCTGATCCGTCAGAATATTCATTAGTCACCTGCCATGGACTGGACAAGTTTATTATAAGATTCCACCTGTGCCTCTCGCAGGTTCACAAGTTTGTTAAATGCAGCAACCCGCTCATGGATGTCTGTATCAGAAAACATTTTCTTTGCCGCACCATCTCCCAGCAACTTATCAAATGTCTGGTCAATAATCTTACATTCTGCCCGGACACCCTCTGCATTTAAGGCTCCGTCAATCCCATGTTTCTTTTCATATTCCATTAGTTCTTCAAACGTCTGCTGCTTCACATTGTTAAATCGCTCTATCATATCCGCATCCAGAGCAGAGAATTTAAACTCTGCCCCATTCCATTTAAAAATCTTGTTCATATCCTTTACTCCTCCATGTTCACTGTCTTTTTCTCTATGCTCCTGCTGTTACCGTAATGGCGCAGGTTGCCGTCTTATTTCCATCTGTCGTTGTCACTGTCACATCCGCGGCCCCTGCTGCAACCCCGGTCACTTCCCCAGTATCAGATACCTTTGCAATACCAGTATCCGTGCTGAACCATGTAACTGTCTTGTCTGTAGCATCTGCAGGCTCTACGGTTGCCGTAAGTGTCTCTTTCGCCGCAACTGCAAGGGACAGCGTTGTTTTATTCAACGCCACCCCGGTTACGGCTTTAAGAGGGTGTATCGCCTTTCGCTGTAAATTTCTTAGTGCTGGTATTAAATGTTCCCTCGACTACATCCCCGATACCTAACAGGTTACCTTCACAGTTCATTTCTCCATCTTCGTTTCCAAAGCTGGCTACTTCGATCGCCACGTGGAACTTGCGGGCATGGTAGGTATTCTCTGCGCTTTCCTTCTGGTCCAGATCTACGATCACGTAGTCTGTCTCTGCATCTGCTCCTGTTTTTAAAAGTTCACCGATCTCACAGATATAGGCAATCGCCTCTTCTGATCGAATCTGGTCTGCTGTGTACGGTGCCTGCCACTCGTACCCGGTGATTCCCTTGCTGGTAGATGCATCGTTTACGTACCGTTTTGAACTGGTCTGCGCTCCCGGTTCCTCATTAAGGTCCGTGAACCCTGTCCCCATCAGGACAAAATTTTCTTCCTCTGCGGTCCCAATGTCCAGATAGTTCGCCTGCATCCTTCTCTGTCTTACACTTTTTAATGCCATGTTATACCTTCCTTTCCTGGTAATAAATAAAGCGGCACTGAATCTGATACTTTGCCTTGTCAAGCTCCGTATCAAACGCATAACCGCTCGTAATCGCTTCGATTTTTATTGCTTCCTTACCTTTCTCCAATTCCGGGAACTCCCCGGCCTCAGAGAATTGTTCCAGCCAGTCTGAAAAGTGCTCAAAGAACCCGATGTTTTCAAGGTTCTGCCGCACTTCTTCGCCGTATAGCTCCCGACTGGCAAAATTAAATAGATGTTGCCGTTTGGTATTTCCGACAATATCTTTTTTCAAAACTGTTTGTGATGGAACGGATTCTATCGAGTAGTACGTTGTGTCACTACCCAGGTAATCCACCCCGATCCCTTTGCAATACTCATCTAGATACGGGCATTGCTTAACAATGTTCCGTATAGCCTCCACAATCGTCATTTTGGCTTTCCTCCTACAAACCTCGCAATAGATACCAGAACCTCTCGCCCTCTGTCGGCAAACGCTCTCTTGTCCCAATGTTTTCCACGCAGTCCCTTGCCCTTATTTTCTTCGTAATTCTTCTTTGCATATGGGGTGATGTACTTTATGCAGTACGTTGTCTCAATCGCAGTATTTTTCAGTGGACCGTTGAGAAAAGGGACGTATGCATCCGATATTCTGCGCACTTCATGCACAGCAAGTCTCTGACCGGGACCACCTTTCTGCAGGTTCCTTTCTGTAAGGATTACGTTTGCAGGAGCAATCTTGACTTTTATCTTCATTCAGCCGTCACCTTCCAATGCTGCATTTCCGGGCTGCCGTTGTCGTTCGTCTCTACAACAGCGATGGTCCGTACATCATCATAGGTGTTTTTCATCCGCTCTTCGTCTTTTGCGCTGGTCAGTTCGTCTCCTACGATGCCTTGGACCACCAGGTCCCCAGCTTCGACCGTAAAAAATCCCGTCTTTTCTGGCTCCTGCACAAAGTTTTTCGGTTTCCGGAACTGCTTTTCCGTCTCTACCGCAAACGGGATATAGATTTCTGCCACATCAGCACTTACAATCCCCTTGTCTGTGGGCTGCACGGCTGTGGTATCCTGCCAGTTCACGCCTTTTAGGACTGTCCGGTAATAGCGGTTCGTCCCGGTATCCCGGTCATATACCTTGTTGTAGAGTGTTATGTCTGCGTTTGTAACCATTACCGACACCCCCTGTATAACAACCCGGTATGGATTAAGTACGGATAAGCAGCTGCATACTGTTTCTTTGCTGCTGCCGCCTCTCTTGTTTGTCCGTCCTGCTGTTCCGTCACATAGGATACAGAGACATTTCCAACTGTCTCAGACTTCTTCTCTTTCTGCTCTCCCTCGGCATCGGCTTTATACATAACTTCCGACACCTCACAGGCAGCCAGCCTGACCTCCTCCGGGATCTCTGTATCCTCGATCCTACCGAACGTGATGTACTTTACATAAACACTCGCCCGCAGGATTACAGAGGAAAAGGCAGCCTCCGGTATGGTGCTGCCATGAAAAGTGTCTGTATAGAATGTGTAGTCTGCATACTCTACCATACCGTTTACCTCCTTTTATCACGCTGGCGTACTTGCCTTTGGCGCATAAACAGCAAATGGACAACGTTTCGTTTTGTCCTGCTCCATGGAATTGATCGGGTTTGGAATCTCCCAACCAAGACGCATCACAGCACGCAAAGCAACCATGTCATTCTGCATCAGGTTATACACAATCTCTTTTGTAGAAGGGTCCTGGATCACACCTTCTGTAAAGATCTTGAATGTAATGTCCTGACGGATAGCATATACTGCCTGCTGCATATCCCCCATGATCATTTTGGCCTTTGACGGATCAAACGCCCCGTTACGTGGGAATTGCATTGGATTTCCATCTAATGCATATGGTGTAGAACCCTGCATATCTGTTTTGAACAGCGGTCTGCCGTTTGTGTCCATAAGTTCTCTTAGTTCAGATCTCATTCCAATGTCAGCGATCGCGGCGCTTGGAAAATATCCGCTCTTCTCAATTTTAGCGATCACGCCGTCTTTTCCCATGATGTCCTTATACATATTTGACGTTTCTGTTACAACTGCTTCTGCATTGGTTGCCGTAGTAAAGATATCGTCTCTCCATGACGCTGGTTTATCCACGCCAAAAAGAACCGCTCCGTCAACTTTCTTACCAAATGCCTCTACAAGCCTTGGTTTTACTTCTCCCCAAATATCGTAATCTGCATCATCTAAGACTGCTTCAGGGATCGGTACAATGACTGCGATCTCCTCGGCATAGATCTTTTTCTTATCCCATGCCATTTTTGTTGTCTGTTTTGTCCCGGTGTCTCCGTTCACAAAGTAAGCAACCGGCAGCATATCAAGTACCGGCTGTACTAAAGTCTTCCTTGACATGTTCGGCAACTTCCTGAAAGTAGAGAGTACCGTAGAACTTTCTGTTACTCCCTGGATAATTTCTCTGCTTGTTTCTTCGGGGATCAGTGCATCTGCCCCACCCCGGTCAATGATATTCGCACTTCCAGCAAAAAACTGGATGTTCATTGGGATTCCATTTTTCTTCAAGATGATTTCCTCCTATCTCTTTATTGAATTTCTAATAATATCGTTGATCTGATCATTTATAGACGGCTGTCCTTCTTTCCCACCGTTCTGACTTCCAAAGGACACTCTCATCTGGCCCCCAGACTGCCCTGCATATTTGGGATTTTCTTTTAAGAACAGATCAAGTGCCTTTGAAAAATCCGTCTTTTCATCTACCAGTTTCCCGGCCTTGAACAGGACATAGTCAAGATCATCCGCATTAATACCTTTTTGTGTTGCGATCTTCTCTCGGTTTGACTGTTCAATCTTCTTATTTGCTTCATCAAGTTGTGTTTGTAGTTTTTTGGGGTCCGGCTGGCTTGCTGCCCTTGCGGTTTTGTAGTCTGCAATCGCTTGTGTAATTTCTTCGCTGCTCATTCCCTGCTGCTGAAAAAAACTCCTTAGCGCCGAATTGGTCGCCCTGGTCTCTCTTGCCTCTACAATCGCATCCAGCTGGTCTTGTGTATAAGATGCTCCGGTTGTCTGCGCTCCGGTTCCGCCTCCGGCGTTCTGATTTCCTTCCTGGCCGCCGTTGCCACCTTCTCCTCCGTCTCCGCCATCTGCAAAGAACTGGATATTCATTGGGATCATATTTTTCATACTCGTTCCTTTCCGTATCTGTTCGTCAACATCCCGTGGGCAGTTTTTGGCCTTAACCACGTTTTGGGCATAAAAATAACACGCCTTAAGCGTGCTTGATTTCCTGTATAAGTTGCTCTATCTGCCGGATATACTTCTGATTGCTTGTAACCCGGATATGGCTTTCCAGTGTTCGCAAGTTGCGGCTCCTTGGAAGTCTGCGACGCTCCACGTTGGATTTTATAACCAAGGATACCCGTTTACTCCGGCAGTGGGTGTGAAGCGCAAAATTGTCCGGATTGTATAGAATCCATTCTCCTGTTTTTCTGTGCGATCTTTTAAGTTTTAATACACCGCTCCCTCCTCTCTAATAGCATAACAAAAGCACCCATCTCTGGATGCTTTCTACACTGACTCTACTCGTTTTTTGTAATATCCCCATCAAAAAGTGCGGCTTGACCGCAGTTTTGACATTTAAAGCAAATAGTGTTTCTTCCAAATTGTAATTTTTCAACCTTCACATTTTCCGCCCCACAGAATGGACACTTCCCGGCGTCCCCATTCTTTTGATAAGATATCAAATTTTCTAACCATTTCATGGCTCCACCCTCTTTCTGACTATATTATACCAAAATTCTTCAAACTTGTAAGCCTGTTTTTCCATTTCTGCTAAATGATCTTGTGTATACTTTTTCCCGTACTTCCGAAGCTGTAAAACATGGCATCTTTCATGGATGATTGTCCTTACCAGTTCTTTTTCATCTTTAAATGCCCTTGGAAAAAGGTCAATCCTTCCTATGTTATCATAGTCCGTACTTCCAAGATAATGTAGCTTTATAAGCTCTTCATTTCTTTGTATTTTTATTGTTAAATCTCTTATTTCAAGTCCATATTTTTTAGAGATTTTATCGACACTTCTTTTCTGTAATGGTATTTCTAATCCTGCGAATTTTCCAGTATTCTTTTCCTTCCTTGTAAGTTTTGCCGCCCATACAGCCTTTTGTGCCACGCTCCGGTTGAATCCCACAATATTTCCACTACTGTCCAGAACTGCATGAACCTGAGTCCTTGCAGATTCTACCCGGCGGCCCGTCTGCCTGCAAAACTCTTTTAGCTTCTTTTCCTGCTCCTTGAGCCGTACAGATTCGGATTCAAAACGCTGTTGTAAGGTATTTTTCAGAACATCATCATCGCCTGCTGCCTTGATCCCGGCATCGTATCCGGTCAGCTTGCGCTTTGTGTTCCTGATTTGCCGCTCCTGGAAACGCTGCATCTGCGAGACTTCGTATTCTGTATAGTTCTTTCCTCCGTATGTATAGCTACTTTCCTGGTATTCTTGTAGCATCTTATCTGTATATGCAGGAACAGATACCCCAGGTATAAATGCATAGAAGTTATGACGGCAGTTCCATCCGCACAGCCCTGGCCCTGTTCCATATCCGGTACTTTCGTAAAACGGCGGATACTTGGGATCTTTCCCAGAGATACAGAAAACCTTCCCTTGCCAGACTTCATGCTCCGGCCTGGCCCCGCTGTGTGCCGTAGTCTCGACATAGTCACAGTCCATTTCTTTGGCATATTCCAGGTTCAGCTGTGCCGCCGACTGGTTTACTCCGGTCAGCACACTGCGCCTGACTGCAACATCCAGTTTATCGGTATGACCAGATGGATATAATACCTCTGTACCCTGTACTGCTGCCTCTTTGATCGCATCTGCTATGGCCTTATCATAGCTGAAAGCCCCCGTTTGCACTTTCAGCGTAGCACTATTGCAGGCGTTTATATATGCGCTCTGGGCCTTGTTTGCAGTCGTTAGAGTAAGATTGCTAATCTCTCCTTTGGTCTTCCGGAAGTTTGCATTTAAAATCTTCTGCATTTCTTCCGACTGGTGTAATTCGATCGGTTTTTTCCCTGCACGTTTGTAGATCACAGATTCATTTTTTATGTTTTTTACTCCGGATTCTTCAAACAACCGCTTAACTTCCCGGTCTGTATACCCGGACACTTGGCCAATCCGTTTGATTGCGTCCTGATAGACAACTCCTGAGTTCTGTAAAACATACGCCTGATGCTTTGCCGTGTCTGTGATCTGCTTTGTTTTTACTATTCGGCGGGCAATGTCTCCGATAATAGCCGCTGACAGTTCATCTATTAGAGCAAGCAACTGATCTGAAAATTTCTCTAAGTATTCCGGATCAAGCATCTGTTATCACCTACTCTTCTCGAATATCCAGCGGTTCTTCTGCCTGCTGCGGCATCATCTTCGTTGCTTCCGCCTCATCCACGCCATACCGCCACATCAGGTATTGTACCTTGTCAATGATCCCTGCGCTGACCTCCTGCATCCTTATCGTCTGTTCTGTATTGCTATCAACAATGATAGAATCATCAAATTTAATCGTAGCCTCTGAATCTATATTCAGGGACAATCCGGTTTCATTTCCCAGCCGCAGGATGATTCGTATCAACTCTTTTAAAACAGATTCCAGAATAATCTCATGCTTACATATAGACCGGTACAGGTTAGAGTTCTCGGATATGACCTGCGTTGCCGTAGTCAGGTTTCCACTGTCAAACTTGTAATACTTCTCGCCAAGCCCTGCCTTGGTAGAAAAGATATTCAGGTTGTCATTTAGCCCTTGCTGGTGCTCGGCGGCTCTTAGAGACATATCTATTTCTTTCAGGAGTTGGTCTGTTGCTCCATCATCCTCCGGCATCTGGTAGAATACTACGTCTTTATCGTCAAATGCGGGTGTGCCAAATATATCTTGTGAGACCATGTCTGGCCTGACAAAGATCCTCTTCTTTCCCAGCACAAACTCATTGATATAGGAATCATATACAATGTCTATCCCCTGCATCACATCCTCCGCATTGGCATAAACACTGATCCCCATGGGATTATCCGGGTCAATGTTATTTGCAATATTGAGACGGTCGATCACAAACTGTTTTTCCGTTGTCCCGGTGTAGATCACGGGAACCATTCCAGTAAACGCAGTGATCTCGTTCCAATCCGTGACTTCTTTCATAGAGCCGTTTGTAGCATCTACGACCTCGTTACGGATCTTGTACTGAAAAAATCCATCCGCACTGTTTTCAAGTTCATGATATTGCAGATGTGCATACTTCTTTCTGTTACAGTTCTTATAACTCACAAAGCAACATTCTGTAATTGAACCATTCTCCCAAGAAAGCGGATAAATATTTGGGGCTGTGTAATAATTTATCCTTACTCTTCCTCCGCCTTTGATATCACCTGCATCATTAATCACAACATCGTCCAGGTATGGAACAATCGCTACTGTACCAAGGGCTGCTTTCTTTTCCTGTCCCTCGTTCATGCGGACTGTAAAGTTATTCTCTTCAAGAATCTGTGTGATAAATTCATCTGCTGCCTGATCATCCAAGGTGATCGACACCTTCTCGTTGAACAGCAGATCTGCCCAATCCTCCGATACCTTTTTCCCCATTCCAAGTGTTTTCCTCTTACACCGGATCTGGTTCTTCCCGTTATATACCTTGTAATTGTGAAAGTTCTTGACCTCTCCCTCATACCAGGATTTCCACTGGTGGATATGTCCGTAAAAACTGCCATCCACGGAGTCATATCCTTTCTTATTTAGATACTGTAAAACATTCATGATGCATCATCCTCTCTATCTGCTGCCGGAAGAAACATCCTAACCCACTTCCAAAGTCCCATGATGCAGTATCTTGTAGCATCCTGGCAATGGTCATTTTCTTTCAGAGGTTCTTCCTTTCCTTTTTCTATGCTCTCCGGTTTATATCCATACAGCTCCATCTCTTCTGCCAGATGCTTCTGCTCTGGACAAAAAGAAAGCACCTGGAAGGACATGAGCTTTTGCACTCTTCCGATGCCTGTTTTTACGGTATTGTCCGCATCTACTATCTTGATCCTTGGTACTTGCCGTTTTATCTCTTCTGCCAATCCTTTCGCAGACGGATCAATGAATGCCATTCGGACATAGCAGTGATATTTCTTTTCTATCTCTGCTACAAATGCCTTGAAGTCTTGGGCGTATTCAGATGGGGACTTTTGCCCCTCTTCCCTGCCGCAGTGATAATACTCTGCAAGGCCCATGACTTTCTTCTGATGCAGATAGATCCCGTAGGGTTGATAGGTGGTAGCGTTCATCTGTCCATAGTCTATGCCGATGCCTATCACATCAGGACGATCCTGAGGTGCTTTGATATGCAACGCCTTGTTGAACATGTAATAGATCAACTCATCCAGACCGATGCTCTGACCAAGCCACACCCAGTTATATAGGCGTTCGTCCATCTGTTTCATGATCTCGGCAGATTCTATGAGCTTCTTACCAAGCCAGGAAACAGGAACATCCCTATAATCCACATGGATATGAAGCACATCCGGACGCTCTTTCATCTTCTCCAGCCACTTTATGACTGGGGCCGCTGGATTTTTCGGAGGGTTGAAAAAGTATACCATCTGGAACTCTTCATCGTTTCCACGGATAAAGGTTGCTTCTATATTGGACAGTTCGTCTTCCCCGTCTCCTTTATCGAAGAACTCCGTCAGCTCGTCAATAACAACTCTCTTGATCGGCTTACTCTCGTCAATCATTCCCTTTGTATCGTCGATACTGTCGTTCCCGGTAAAATAAATGGTGTTTCCATTCTTTTTATACTGGATCTCCATGGGACTGACTGTGATCTTGAAATCCCTCTTTTTGTTAAGCCCGAGCCTGTGAATCCCTCGGAGTGTTTCTTTATATACCGTTTTTTTCAGCTTATTGTGAAATTTCCTCATGACCACAGTAGAACAGTTATCGTCTGAGATGATCTTATAGATATCCCGTATGCCGCCAAAGGAGGATTTTGTCCCGGCACGTCCAGATGTAATGATTAAATGTGTGTGTTCTGTGTCATTGAACGCTTCCCGGAATTTCGGAATAATAAGATCACTAATCCGTATTTCTTTAGACATCGTTTATAATCACCACCTGGTCATTTTCCCCGTCATCCTTATCGGACTCTAACTTCCTGCGCTGTGCCTGCAGCAATTTAACCTTTTCTTGCTGCTCAGGTGTCGCAAGATCCATGTGATCGCTAATCCATTGTATGGCTTTCATTCGGTCAGCCAGCTTCACCTTTACACCGTCCTTGCCCTTTGAAACCTCTGATAACAGTGTTCCATCTACCTCTCCAGCATTCTTTATATTTACATAAGATATGGTCATAGGCCCATTATCCGTTTCTATTTCCATGTTCCCAAAGTCGGCAAAGTCGGTTATATCTGCCCGGGCAATATCTAAATACCATTGAAATACGTCTGAACCTTCCAGCATCGCTTTATTAAGCCTGCCCTGCTTTAGTTGCTGTATTTCCTCTTTGATTCGTGTATTTCTGAGTAGCCCTGGACCGTTTGTGAGTGCCGTTTCATATCTGCATCCATAGGCTTTCTGATATGCCTTTGTAGCATTAAAGCATCTGACATACTGTAAACAAAAAAGCCGTTGCTTATCGGTTAGATCAGGATTGTTTACTACCTGTTCTACTTCCGGTGCAATGGCTTCTTTCTGTTCTGTTTCCTGTTTCCGAACGTTCGCTTTCTTTCCCGAACGTTCGCTATCCCATCCCTGAGTGCTTTTCCATCGTCTCACGGTCCCAGGGGGCTTTCCGATCTCTTTTGCTATATCTACCAGATTCATACCTTGCTTATACATCTGCTCTGCCTTTATGGAATCCGGACTTCTGCTCCTTGGCACTTTTCTTTCACCCCTTATTATCTTCCCATCTGTCTAATCCATGCCTCTACTTCTTTTTCGTTGTAACTTAGCTGTTCCAGCACTGTTACAAGAGGAACTGTCTGGTTCAAAAATATCTGTTCATATGCATACCGCATACATCTTGCTATTTCCTCGTACATCACAGCTCCCGTTGCCCCTCCGAACGCCGGGATCATAGCCGTTTGCACCCCTAGCTTTTTCAGCTCAATAAGGCTGCTTCTCATACAGTTGTAGATAACGGATTTATCTACAACTATTTCTGGTATTCTCATTGTTGGGGAGTATACAAGATACTTACCTCCAGCTTTGACTGTCGTTGCACTTCCAGGCGGCAGTTCTCCATACCAATCTTTCTGTATTTTCTTTTGCAAGTCTTCTTGTGCCTTCATCCCGAAATAATTTCTTATTTCCAGATCCAGCCCGCCATCCATAATCCCGAAACTATTTCCAGGCGCTACGATTGCCTCTGGTTTATACTCTTTTATGAAAACTTGAAAATCACCAGTAACAATCTCAACATTTTGGTATTGAAATGTTTTTTTCCATGCTTCTGTCATATATCTATTCGAATCTAATAAATACAGTTTCATGAACACCCTCTTGGATAATATGTGCGTTCTTCAAGTTGCTTCTTTACATTTTCCATTACAGCTTTAGCAACTTTGCTTGAATCAACTGTGACTTCTTTCGTTACAATATTGCCCTCCGGCAGGTCAATAGCGTCCACATCGATAAATGCCTGCAACATCTTTGGAAATTGCAATGCGATCCAGTCTGTGATTTCCTCTGACTGTCCCCATGCTTTCACATTGCCGCTATTGCTCCATAAGCCACTCTCGTACAAAAACGCATGAACAATTTCGTGTCGCAGAACTTTTTTCCTGTAAGAGTCCAGATCCTTGATACTGTCTCTATCGCTTTCTCCAAAGTCTGCGATCCATATTTCTTTAATCGAATGATCCATACATCCGTCACCTTCTAGAGGCATGTCTTCCTGTGGCACATCCATTTTGATCGTGTACTCTGTTCCTAATACATTTACCTTCTGCATACTTACCTCCTTTTCTACAACGGAGAATGAAGGACTCGAACCTCCGCACCCCGTAGGGTGTACTGATTAGCAATCAGCTGCATTACCCGGTCTGCCAATTCTCCATACGGGCTTAGCCCGTAGCAATATATTTTATGTGCCATGCCGGGCACACCGTGTTCTTAGAATAATTATTTTTTGTATAGGATAGAACACAGAAGACCCATTACAGTTGTACAGTTTTGCTCCTTGAAAACCACCTGTGCGCCCTCGTTTCGTACGCACGTTCCTTAATTACTCCAGAGCTATTCGTATGTTGCATCTTCCACGCAAATACAACATTTTTTACGAATTAGTTTTTTGCAGACCGCACCGTGGATTTTTATCGGACTGCCGTCTAGGTGTAAAAATGGACACTCAGGGAATCGAACCCTGGACATATCGGTTATGAGCCGATTGCTCTACCATCTGAGCTAAATGTCCGCACAAAAATACTCCGATACCTTGGAGATACCGGAGTATTAGATCTGATTAATAGCAGCTTTGCAGATTATTTCCTGCTTAGCACCATTTCTGGCTGGCAATGGTGGATTTTAGTTGCCATTAAGCACCACGACATGTCCTCCCTTACTCTTTCTCTTTCAAAAGACCGCTGCCACAACATGCCCTCCCAAATATATTAATCATATACGCCTTGCGTTGTTGTTTAGCTTGGTTGTCACAGCGGCGCCACCGTGACA